GGATTCACTCGTTTAGAATGCATCGGTTTTGACCTAGGACCCGAAAGTATCTACAGAGAATTAACAGACACCAACACTGCTGAACACTATCAATGCACCGCAGATCGAGAACAACAATTTTTACGACAGATGCAGGATCTATTTCCTGATGTAGATATTATTTTTTTAGATAGAAATAAATAATGTTGCGGATAACCGTAAGGCCCGCTGATGTCTAATAATTTAGGACAGTGGGTAGTGCTGTAAACTACAAGCAAAGAACGTTCATTGCAAGTACGGATAATCTTCGGACCCGGAACACAACAAACACAATTCCCAGCGTTAATTATAACAACAACAAAAAAGGAGTAAAGCAATGGCTTTAGTCGGAAACGCAGGTACATCAGTTTCAAATTCGTTTATCCAAATGTGGTCAGACGATGTGAAACAAGCGTATCAGCAAACATCATCAAAACTAGTTGATGCAGTTAGAGTTGTAAGAAACGTAACTGGTTCAACTTACAAATTCCACAAATTATCAAAAGGTGGATCAATAAAAAACAAAGCAAGATTTGAAGATATCACAGCAATGTCAGATACTTCTAAATCTTTATCTGGATCGGGAGCATACACAGGTGGCACAGCACAAAACTCAGTTGTGAGTGCAACTTTAAATAACTTCCATTCTGGAGAATATGTGGATGACATGGATATGTTCAAAGTTAACATAGACTTAAGATCTACGTTCGCACAATCAATTGCGGCCGCTCTATCAAGAGCAGTTGACCAAGAGATTATCGATGCGTTAGATACATCTACACCAACCAACATCAAAACAACTGCTCAAGGAGCAAATGGTTTGAACAAAGCGGCTCTATTAGAAGTACACGAAGCGTTAAATGCGTTAGATGTACCAATGATGGACAGAGTACTTTTAGTATCACCAGCGGCTCTTACTGATATCTTAACTGATACAACTTTAGTATCAAGTGATAATGGTATCATCACTGACACAGCATTAATGACTGGTTATGTGCCTAATATCTTTGGTTTCAAAGTTATTACATCAAACCTTTTAACTGCTGATTCAGTAGTGAGAAAATGTTATGCATTCCAAAAAGAATCTGTTGGTTTGGCATTAGCACAAGACATCAATGCAAGAATCGATTACGTGCCTCAAAAAGCATCGCACCTAGTATTAGGTACTATGTCTGGTGGAGCAACTGTTATCGACGCAGACGGTGTAGTAGAAATCCAAGTTACTGAATAATCCGTAACTGGTTCGCTATAAACATAAGGCAGGCCCTTTCGGGGGCCTGTCTTTTTTATTTTTATAAATAATGTAAAGGAATTCCTAAATGACCGAAACCAATATTTCCATTTCAAACAAAGCGTTAGTTAAATGTGGAGCAGAAACCATTGCTTCATTTACTGAAGGTACTACAGAATCCAATGTGTGCTCTACCATGTATGATATGACCAAAAAAGGTCTTTTATACTACACATTTTGGAATTTTGCAATTATAAAACAACAATTAAATCGTCTAAATGAAACACCTGCAGATGTAAACTATCTGTATGTGCATTCACTACCAGGTGATGTGATACGAATTAAAGGAGTGTTTGATAACAACGGTTATTATCATGATGATTACAGAGTGGAAGGACAAAAAATTTATTCAAACTCAATCACTTTATTTTTAGAATATGTACAAAATATGGCTGAAGAATATTTTCCTGTATTCTTTACAGAAGCATTAGTTTCTAAATTGGCTTATGAAATCAATGAGGGTGTTACCGGTATTGGATCATTGAATGATAGATTATTAAACGATTTTAACATAAAATTACGAGCGGCAAGAATAGCAGATGGACAAGAAAATCCACCAACCAATGTTATGCCTGCAGGCAGATTGATAGAAGCACACCTAGGCAATACGTCTTCTGACAATGCTAGATTCTTACGACATGAAAACTAATGGCAACACGAAAATTTACTCAAAACAATTTTACTCAAGGACAAGTTGGGCCATATCTAGCAGGTAGAGGTGAAACACCTATCTACAAAGCAGGATTAGAAACCTGTGAAAACTTTTTATGCTTACCACAAGGTGGCATAACCAAGAGAAAAGGTTTTAAATTTATTTCAGCACATCCAGACAACGACACTGTACCTGACGGCTCTACTCCATTAACAACTGTGGGGTTTCATCCAAAAAGTAGAATGTTACCATTTTCATTTTCAGATGGACAAGAATACATAATTTTAATTGAACCACAAGACTCGGTTATATCTACCAATGCTACTATTCATATCTTTTACAATGATACTAGAATTGTAAAATTAACCAACGGCACTGCGGGTAATGTTTTTGATATTACCACTGATAATATTGACGACATTAGATTTACACAATCATTTGATTACATGATCCTGGTGCATCCAAACATGCGACCGGTACAATTGGTTAGAGGATCCAGCAACACAGATTGGAGTTGTACCTATCTTTCTTTTGATCACCTACCACAAGCCAATTTTAATTTTGATGCTACCCTGACACCAGCATCTACTTCAGGCTCCAACACAAACTTTACACTGGCAGGAGGCACATATCGTTGGGTGGATGCCGCGTGGCCGGATGGACACGTGGGTATGCATATTGACGTCAATGGTGGTATGGCAAGAATCAAATCCATATCATCCAGCACAGTGGCAGTATGTGATATAGAATACGAATTAGTAGACAACGAAACAGCACAGGGTCACGAATGGAAAATAGATGCCTTTTCAAATCTATCCACAGCATTGGGTGGTGGTTGGCCCCGATCAGTCACATTCCATCAAAACAGATTGATATTTGGTGGTAGCAGAGACAAACCACAAACCATATTTGGATCACAGACCGGAGACTTTTTTAATTTTGACAACTATTCTCGAGTGGTATCCAGCACAGGTACTGTTACAGGAGAAATCACAGACGTATCTGGATTGCAATTTACCATTGCTTCTGATCAATTAAACATTATTAGACACATGGTATCGCAACAATCGCTATTCATATTCACATCAGACGGTGAGTTTGACATGAGCGGTGAGCCTGTAACTCCAACCAATATTTTAATTAGACAACAAACTCGTTATGGTATAGGCACAGGTAGAACCAGACCGGTGGTAGTGGACAACGAAGTATTATTCCCACAAAAAGGTGGCAAGGTAGTTAGAGCGTTTGTTTATAACTTTAACACAGATGCCTATTCAGCAAAAAATTATAATCTAGTGCATCACGACATATTGAGCGGTGCTGACAATCTTTCATTTGTAAAAAATTATGACAACACCAACAACAACTTTGTATTTGCTAACAATGATGATGGCACCATAGCAGTACTGGGTGTAAACACAGAATACACTGTGGTAGGTTGGACTCTATGGACCACGAACGGATTTTGGAAAGATCTTTGTGTGGTAGATGACAAACTTTACACACTGACTCAAAGATACGACAACGATGGATCAACACTAAACACAGGATTGTTTCTAGAAAAACTTACAGAAGATGATGTATGGTTAGATAGTTATCATTCTAGCAGTGTTACTGGCACTAGTTTCAGTGGTGCTCAAGGCCTAGAAGGCAAAACTGTACAAGTTATTGCAGATGGTCAAGTACATCCAGATGTCAATGTAGATGCGGCAGGTAATTTTACACTGACCAGATCTTCATCCAGCACAGCCATAGGACACAGTTATACCAGCACAGCCAAAACTCTGCCTATACAAATTGCATCTGCTAACCTTACCACATTGGGTGAACGAGTAAGAAAAGTACAATGTGAATTACAATTTGATTCTAGTAAAGCATTTAAAGTGGATGGTAGAACAGTATCATTCAAAGCACTGGGCAGTGGATTATTAAACACAGCAGTACAACCATACACTGGTATGAAACGAATGCGATTGAGTGGATTTAGTAGAACACCTCAAGTAACCATGATTAATGATACTGGATTGCCTGTAACGCTGTTATCTTTAACAACGGAGGTTAAATTTGGTCTCGGTAAAATACAAGAAGCAGGATAATTTTATTACACATCCGTTACGTTACGATCATTATGCATATGTGATTGATCATATGCGACATTGGGATCATTTAGAAATTATGTTACAAGGTTACACCAAAAAAAAATTATTAGAAATGTTTGACGACTTGCACGGGGTCAGTGCTACACACGGTAAACTACCTGTGTTGTGTGCAGGTTATCAAACTTTTCCAGGCACTTATTGGTATTGGTTTTTTGGCACACCTATTGTAAAAGATTTTTTTAAAACAATCACTCGTGAAGCACGTGCAATGATTGAATCTAATGAAAAAAAAGATCCTGAAGCACGGCATATTGTGCAGGTTTGGAAGAAACACCAGGACTCTGTAAAATGGCTAAATATTTTAAAATTTAAACCATTTTCATCATTTTTTGTTGGAAATGAAGAAATACTACTAGTCGAGAGGAAACGAAACTAACCATGTGTGCACCAACTAAAGATTTAGCAAAAATAGCCATAATAGGAGCCGCGGCATATGCGACTGGAGGTTTAAGTTTAGGTGGCACTACTGCGGCAACGGCCAGCACAGCGGCAACCACAGCAACCACAGCAAGTACTGCATCATCGGCTTTTAATTTAAGAGGTATGTTTCAAACATTATCATCTTTTGCCAAAGTTGCTACACCAATACTAGGTGCAGTTGGATCAATCTACAGCGGATATCTTAATGCAAATATTTTAAAATCTAAAGCAAATTTTGTTGATTACAGTGTAATAACAACCACTGAAGCCGCGGCATTGCGAAAAGCAAAAAGACAAAGAGAAACAAGAGCGGCATTGGCTTCACAATATGCCAAATACGGTTTGACCGGTGTTACTTTTGAAGGCACACCTACAGATGTGTTATCAGAAACATCTGCCAAATTTGCACAAGATCAATTTTTTGATGATTACAATACATCATTAGATATACAAAGCAAACAGATATCAGCAAGTCAATTAAGACAAGAAGCACAAGTGGCACAATTAGGTGGATATGTTAATGCAATAACTACACTAGGTATTAGAGGATTTTCACCAGGCTCTAAACCAAAACCATCAATTTTTACTGAAATACCAATGGGACAAGGAGAAACATTTTAATGGCTACTATACCTGAAACACCACCAGCACAACCAACTTTACCAGGCTCAAAAAGAAGAGTTACAATACCTACATATGGTGAAAGCAGTGCATCAGTACAGGGTGGATTTGCACAACCATATATTGCAGGAGAAACTACTGCACGATTAGTAGGCCAAATTACTGAAACCCTAAACACCATAGCCGACAAAGATGCTGAACAGAATGCAAAAATAAAAGGCTATCAAGAACAACAAGCACAAATAGAAGCAGGCAACCCAGAATATTTAGGTAGCGGCAATGCATTTTCAATCAGCGGTCGAGCATATCAGCAAGGTGCTAGTGTGGCCATGATCAATAATAAGAAAGGTGAGTTTGATAAAAAATTAAGTGAACTTGCAATTAAGAGACAATTTAACAGTGAAGCATTCTTAAAAGAAGCCACAGAATTAAAAACCACAATATTTAAAAACATACCAGCAAATTTACAAGCGGCCCTAGATGAAGATTTTGAAAAATCGAAAAATAATTTTAATACTCAAATCAATATACAAACTTTACAACAAACATTCGAAAACAATAAAAAAGACGTAAAAGAAGGCATCTACAGAGATACTGCTAAAATATTCAACAGTATATCTGCTGGTGGATTAACCAGTGCTGATATGCCAGATTATTTTGCAAGTATCGCACGTAATCTTAATTCATTAAAAACAGATTACAATGCTGGACCTACAGAATTACGTGAAACTGTAACAGAAGTTAGAAGCAATATTGCTGGACACTATCTACGACATGAGTTTGATAACAGAGCACTCCAACCCGACGGAATTAACAAATTAAAAAATGAAATTAGAACAGGCCAATACACATTTGGTGAACTGGGTGAAGAGTTTGGACAATTTATCCCAGGTGGTAAAGAACTTACCGTCAATGAACAAGCCGCATACTTGACCATAATAGAAAAATATGAAAAAGAATATGCAAAAGAAAATGCTGGACAAAAATTTATATTTAAAACTGAAACTGAAGGCAAAATAAATGATCTAGCAGATGGATTTGGAGGGTTTCAAGCATCATACAACGAACAAGGCAGATTAGTTGTTAAAGATAATCCTGCATTGATGGCATATGATGTCAGCAAAGCAACATTATTAGCAATACCAAAAGAAGACCAATTAGAAGATCAATTGAATTTAAAAGCGGCTCATATGGCTGGATCTATCGTGTTAAAAGCGGCACTGGAAGATGAAGCAGTGATGTCTGATGCTAAAAATACAATTAAAG